TATTGCATCGCCAGCCATACCACCAAGGATACCCCCGATAATAGTTCCGGGGCCAGGGACAAGTGAACCGATCAAAGCACCAAGTGCTGCACCAATTCCTGATGTGGTAGTCAAAAATGCTGCTTGTCCTAAAGGTTCCTTGAATAGAAAAACTCTTAGTAGAAATTCTAAAATCGGGCCAATGAAGGGAATATTTCTAATAGTTCTTGATAATGGTTTTAAGACTCTAAGTAAAGTTTTTGACCCCGATCTGCCAAACAATCTACTTATAATATTTCTTGTTAAATTTTTTGTTGCACTTCTTCCAAATGTTCCGGGTAATTGTCTAACGGACTCTTTTCCAAATCTATCTATAGCTGCGGATCTTCCAAATCTTCTCATGAATCTCATCATTAATTTTTTATTTAAATTTCTACCACCTACAACATTTTGAAGACCCCTCCTTAATGTTAATCTTTGAAACTCCATCATCTTGAAGGCCAACATTCCAGCTATCAATCCATAGTTAATAAACTTAATCACGATGTTAAATATATCATCAAAAGCTTTAACTCCCTTTTCACCAAAATTTTGTAAAGCACTATTCCTTAACTTTGTGTAAAGTGTGTTTGCTCCTCCAACAATACCCATAAAAATTTTTGCAGCTGAAGTTACTATAAATTTACCGACTTTAAAGACGGTGCTGTTCATCACAGCAATTATTTTCGGTAAGAATTTAATCACGTTACCAAAAAATGGTGCGATAAGAGATGCAACTATTAAATTGATAGCTTTTGTAAATATACTTACTCCGGGTAACATAAATTTTTTAAACTTACTCATTCCCTTTCCACTCTTCTCAAGAGTAGATTCTCTTTCCATTCTCTTCTCTCTTTCTTTTTTTCTCCTCTCAATACCATCTCTTACTTTTGTAAGAACAAGATCTTCTTTAAGAATATCATCTGCTTTTATTAATTTTTTACGAACAATTCCTAAGTTTTCAACCGTTTCTGTGGTTAAAACATTACTCGCTCCTCTTCTTTTTGGTATAAGTTTATTTGTGTTTATCATGCTATACCATAGATTCTTACTTTTGAATCTTCACGAAACGTACCAGTTTCAAAATGTGGAACATTTTTCATGCCTGTAGATGGTTCTGCTTGTTGCTCAACTGTTTCAGTGATCGGTGGTAATGCTGCTTGTTGTGAAGTATCCATCGGAGGATCAATGTTTACATTATTCAAAGTTTGTGGTGAGAAATTAAAATTATTATCACCCATAACATTACTGAAATCCTGTGTGAGTGCCATGCCACCATTATAATAATTACCACCTTTAGGGCGATTTGTTCCACCGGCAATTGAGTTCATCGCAGACAGTGTGCCCACTCCAAATTTTTGAACCGCACCTCTAGTCATTACAAATTCACCAGCTGTTAATCTTGCAGGGACTTTATCAATACCACCAGGCCCTCTTACAAATCCACCAAGATTAAATTTAGGAACTTTATCCTCTTCTTGATTCACATTTACATTTATATCTGATCCACTCGTTGGTGTATCATTCATATTAATATTTTGACCGGGAGTAAGATTAGTTGTATCATCTAAGTTTATATCTTCTTCAACATTATCATTCTCCATCTGATCATCATTAAATAAATTTTTTAATAGGAATCCTCCACCTACAACAGCTCCAGTGGCTAAAGCAAAGACAGCAGGATTTCTTCTTAGAAGCGTTAAGAGAAGTCGAGAAAGTGCTGGTAGTTTTGTTATAACTGCTAATGATATTCTAAAAAATAATCTACCAAGAGAGGTTCCAAATAAAACAAATCCTGTAATGATAGCAGGGAAAAAATTTGTAAAGAATCCAAGAATACCTTTAAGGAAGTTTGCATTTTTTGGATCTAATAAGAAAGTAAAGAACCTACCCGTGATTAAACTAAACATAAATGTTGCCATTCTTTCAAACAAGGACATTACAGGTTGAACAACTTTACTAAATGTTTTTTTTATACCACTTAATCTTCCCTCTAATTTTTCTTCTCTCTGTCTTCTTTTTTCACTCTCCTCCAATCTTAAGTTTCTCTCATATATTTGTTGATTTATCTTCTCTTGTCTCTGAAGTGTCTCTGTAATTGATGTTGTTACTCTTACTAAATCTTTTACGATTGATTCAATATTTGCAACTGATGATGCTCTTGATAATTGAGAAATATTTTCGCCTGTCTTTATTCTTCTAGCACTTATGATTCTTCTTAATATTGTTATTTTTCTGGAGTTGCTTTCTACCTTTGACTCTAGATCATCTCTTCCTAAAAATTTAGACGCAGAAACTCTTCGAGTGGTTCCTCTAATTGGCATGGAACCAGACATTTTATTGAGAAAATTTTCATATACCGGAGAGTTCTCATCCATTGCTTGCTTGACGCTGTTGTTCCTTTAGTCTTTCCTCTTCGAGATGTGCTTGTAGTAATCCTACATAGATGTCTCGTTCCCAAGGCATCATATTTTCAATCTCTGTCAAACTATATTTATGGTACTGCATTAAGGCAAAATTTAATCTAAAGTAATTCTCTAGATTCATATGCACCATAGCTAAGCGAAAAAAGACGCTAAACCCTCAAGCACTACATCACTTTTCACTTTAGTATTTGGGTTTGTAATACTTACAGTATGAGATAATTTTGGCATGGTATCAAAAAATTCCTCAACTTCTTTGAATTGATTTGAATTCATTGACTCAAGAAAATCGCTTATTTCTTTTTTGGTGCAGTCAGAAGCAGCCCAAACTTCATCCTTTGTATAAATTTTATCAATGCATGATCCTATCAAATCAAATGACTGATCCATTGCATTCGCACCAGATACGTTTGGATCAAAATTATTTTTAATAAACTCATCCAATGATGGATATTTCAGTTGCATTATAAGGTCATCATCTAATTTAATTTTGTTAGTATGATTTTCATTCTTGATAACTTGTATATCATCAAGATTGATACTAACATCAACCTCAGTTTTTTTATCATCAGGGCAAGTGATTTTCACATCAACTTCTTCACCCACTGACTTACCACGTATATTTAAAAACAAATATTCAATATCAAATGTAGGTAGTTGCTCAACCTTAATTCCTTTTGTGAGAATACATGATCGAATAACTGCCTTAGTTGCATTTGTTATTTGTTTTGTATCATTGCTCTCAAGTGCTATGACTAATAACTTTTCTTCTTTTACAAGAAAAGGTCGATACTTAATGGTTTTTCCTGATGATGGTAATTCAAGTTCATAACTTGGTGTTGCAATTTTTGGTAATGGCATAATAATACAATTCAGTAAGTTTATTTAGCAGGTTATTTTCAATTAAAAAGATTGAAAATTGATCTGACGTTCGCAGCAGCCTGTGCGATTGGATCAAACACATCAGATATAGTGCCTGATCTGCCCCTGTCTATAAAATATCTTGTGTAAGCCATGGATACATTACATTTCAAAAGAGATGATTGATTATAGGACACAGGCATTGAATTAACAGAAATTGGAAAAACATTTACAAAATTATATGTAAGTGGATCTCCTTGACTTCTTGAGTCAATATTTTTTTCAAATTTAGTGATCTCAAGAGATCCTCTGTAATTTATCGGAAACTTCATCCGATATGAAAAACTAGGATCTTTCGCATTAATAAAAATATTTTCTGTTGTTTCACCAGTGATATAATTCATCCATGCTTCAAAAAATTTAATTGGTGTATATTCATTTGCATCTGTATAGAATGATAGTTGCATTGCATCATCATATAATCTTCTATAAACATGTCTCTCCCTAACACCATGAAAGTCATTTGTGATCTCTGAGGTTGCAAGTCTTGAACCGGGTAAGACCGCATCAGAGCATAGTATATTAAGTTGATCTTGATCGTAATTTAAACCAGTCTCTCTTAAAAAACGATTAAAGGATCCATCAGAACGAGATGGAGTTCCAATATTCACTTGAAAGTGTGACGTGGTTGCAGGATTAAGTAATTTGGATTTTATCTCTGCAAGCGATCTTCTTTGTGGTTGGATGGTTGCCATATATAAATATAGTTTGACCTTGTATATTATGTAGGCAAGTTATGGGAGAGAGTATTAAAAGCAAGTATACTCCTGTGTATCCACACAAGTATAAAGGCAACTCGAAAATGATTATTTGCCGTAGTAGTTGGGAAAGAAAGTTTTGTCAGTGGTGTGATATGAATAATAGTATTATATCATGGGCATCTGAAGAGTTTAGTATACCATATGTTTCACCAAAAGACAATCGAGTTCACAAATACTATCCAGATTATTTGATAAAAGTAAAAGAAAAAAATGATATGGTAAAAACTTATGTGGTAGAAGTAAAACCATATAAACAAACAAGACCCCCTAAACAAAGGAGTCGAAAAACAAAATCATATCTTACAGAGTGTGTTACTTATGCAGTAAATCAAGCGAAGTGGAAAGCTGCAAAAGAATTTTGTGAAGATCATCGTATTGAATTTAAAGTAGTTACAGAGAAAGAACTCGGAATCTGATGAGTAGACTCGAAGGCAATAACATAAACAATCCAACAAATGATCAAGAGGACATGATGCTAGAGATCATGTCACTCTTAAATGATACCGTAACACCTGTTCCTGACGTTGGAAACTTTTACACATTTGTATATAATCCAAAGACTCCAAACATCACTTATGATCAACACCCACTGATAGCCTGCACTGATATATTTGGTTGGGGATTTCGTGGATTGAATTTTCATTGGCAAAAATATCGTAATTATACATGGAATGAACTTGCAGGACAATTATACATAGTAGAACCAGATGAACTTGATGATCTTCTTGCTATTCCATATGCCAAATTCCGTCTAAATAGTTAAAAAAGGTCGATGTCATTTGCAGAGTTCAGAGGATCAGAAGAATTTAAAGAGATTAGGGAAGCAGAGGAGAATGCTCAACTTAATCAAAACAGTGAATTTAACGACCTTCCAGATACAATAAAAGTAAAACAATCTTTAGTTACATTTCCTGTTTCTGAGAATAGTAAAACAAAAAAATCAGGAAATAATTTAAAGGATTATTTTTATTTTGAAATGGATAAAAATACTAAAGAGGTAAAAATATATGAGAATGATCCGGGTTCATTACGATTTGGTAAATTTCTTGGAACATATAATATAGAAAGTGATGAGGTAAAAGCAGGTGCGGGTGAGCCAGGTAGTGCTGGCATATCTCAAGCAGACTTTTTTAAGTCTGATAAAGGAAAAAGATTAATAAAAAACCAAATAGAACAAACACTAAAAGAGGATGGTGTAAGTCAAAAAACTATAAATGAACTTTTAAAAAGTAATTCAGCAACTAACACTGATGAAAGTTCAAGTGATGCAGTAAGTGAAATAATCGGTGAAGGACTAAGAAGAAAAAGTTATGAAAAAGATCTATGTTATCCGACTTCATTAAGAAGAGGTAGTCAAGATAGATTACAAATAGATGTACGCGAATTTACATCAAGAACTCCAGCAAATGGTGGATTACTTCAAGAAGGCACGAATCAGTCTGGAGAAAGAACTTTAATACCAACACTAAGATCAAGAGAGGAGTCTTTAGGCCCATCAATTGGTAGAGTTTTTCTACCTGTGCCAGCAGGGATACAAGATTTTAATGGGGTTAGTTTTAATAGTGGACAACTAAATCCTGTGGAATTAGCAGCTGCACAAGCATTATTATCAGGAATTGATCGTGGCACAACTGCATTAGTGGATGATGTGTCTGCTCTTGTAAGAGGGACAACAAGTGTAGGTATTAACCAAGAAGAACTTAAGAGAGCAGTCGCATCATATTTCGTTGGGCAAGGAACAGGAGTTGGACAGAGAGGTATTTTAACAAGAACAGAAAACGCAGTTCTAAATCCTAATCTTGAATTATTATTTTCAGGGCCTACTTTAAGACCATTTAATTTTACATTCAAAATGAGTCCAAGAGATAGAGGTGAATCCATAGTTGTTAGAAAAATAATACGAATGTTTAAACAATCAAGTGCTGTTCAAACCACAGAAAGTGGATTATTTTTGAGAGCACCAAATGCTTACACAATAAAATTTTTGACAAAAGGGGCAAGCGCAACAGGAATTGGAGTTGGTTCCCTTGATGAAACACATGATTTTTTACCTAAAATAAAAAGTTGTGCTCTACTAAATTGTTCTGTAAACTACACTCCAGACGGATCATACATGACATATGAAAATAGTTCAATGGTTGCATATACGATGACATTAAGATTTCAAGAATTAGAACCAATATTCAACTCTGATTATACAGAGCTTGATGGTGATTCAGATCAATCAATAGGTTTCTAAAATGACAAATTCTTTTTTTAGTAAAGTACCAGACTTTGATTACATCAATCGAACAGATGATGGGAAAAGTGATGGTGATTACACAAGAGTAAAAAACTTTTTTAAACGTGCAAAGATAAGAGAGGACATATTTCAAAATTTATCTTTCTTTCAAAAACATACCGTTCAAGGAGATGATAGACCTGATAATGTCGCAAACCAATTTTATGATGATCCTCGATTAGATTGGGTCGTGCTTTTGTCAAATAACATAGTGAATGTACAAAGTGAATGGCCTATGTCGCAATCCGATTTTAATACTTATGTGACAGAAAAATATAAAGATGAAAACACCTTATACAATGGTATTCATCATTATGAGGCGAATGAAGTAAAAAATAGTAGAGATGTAGTAATAATACCATCTGGAGCAAGAGTTAGTGTAGGGCAAAGTGTTAGTTACTATGATTATGGTTTAAAACAACAAGTGATCGTAACTGATGTCGCTCTTCCTGTTACTAACTACATGCATGAGCAAAAAATTAATGATGAAAAAAGAAATATATTTTTGTTAAAACCAAGATATTTAAATATAGTTTTTGATGATTTAGAAAATATTATGGAATATAAAAAAGGTTCCACTCAATTTGTGAGTGAAACCCTAGTGCGTGGAGATAATATCCGTTTATTTGAGTAGTTAACTATCTGCTAACTTTTGAAAATAAGATAGTGCATCATCTTCATCAGAATCAACGGTGGTGGTTGCTGCAGGAGTTGCTACTGCTTGAGTAACTACTTTTTCTGCAACATCAAGACCTTCACTTTCACTCT